GGCCAACAGACGCGCCGTACAACGGGTAGCTCGTGAAGAGCTACAGGAGTACAACTTGCGTAAGGTTGTTGCCGCTAGCGTCATGCCCACCATCGTTGAGGCTGTGTTTGTGCCTAACAAGTGGGAAGTGGCGGCAGCCCAGTTGGGCTCCAGTATGCTCGCACAGTCGAGGAAGCTTAAGGTTTCCTTGCTGCTCGAGATGGCTGGATTCAACCAGGCCTGAAGTGGCTTGGGCGTGCTCCATGGCGAGCGACACGTATCAACGTTGTCGCATCCGCGGCTGATCATGGAGCGAAACGCTCAGGCCGCTTGCCGGTCGCGCCAGATCTACGTAGTAGAAGGGATCTCTGGCACGAAGCGATCGTTAACTTGCAATGATCCCGACATCAACACCCTTAACACAGCATTGCTGGAGCGGGTTTTCTACCATAAGGTCGACGGAGAGTATCGGCTTGTTGAGGATCCGGATCCTGTCGTTGTCAATGACAGGCTCCGAGATTTTCGGAAGCGCTTGCTTAGACGGCTCGGAACTTCCTCCCCTGTTTCCCCTGAGGCTTTTGCCCAGATGTACACGGGACGTAAACGAACCATCTACGAAAGAGCGGTAGAGGACTACACTATTAACGGTGTTCGCAGACGCGACGCATACAGCGATAGCTTTGTTAAGTGCGAGAAGGTACCAGGAGATAAGGCACCAAGGTGTATACAGCCTAGAAGGCCTGTCTACAACGTGGGAGTGGGACGTTATCTAAAACCTGTGGAACATAAGATCTACAAGGCCATTCAACAGGTCTTTGGGTCCAACACACCAGTTGTGCTGAAAGGTTTCAATGCAGTGGAAACTGCTGATATCTTGAGGCAAAAGTTCGAGTCGTTCGAAAAACCGGTGGCGTTGGGTCTTGACGCAAGTCGATTTGATCAACACGTCAGCAAAGAAATGCTGGCGTGGGAGCATAGCATCTACAATGCCATGTTTCGTTCCCCGGAGCTGAAAAAGCTCCTCAGGTGGCAGATCCACAACGTTGGTTTTGGCCGATGTGATGATGGCACAGTGAAGTACTCAGTGGAGGGCAAGAGGTTCAGTGGGGATATGAACACAGCCCTGGGAAACTGTTTAATCATGTGTGCTATGATCCACGCGTATGGACAGGAACGGGGGGTGAAGCTCGAGCTCATTAACAACGGGGATGATTGCGTTGTTTTTATGGAGCAGAGGGATCTGGCTAGGTTCGGTAGGGGCCTCGACAAATGGTTTGATGAGATGGGTTTCGTCATGACCAAAGAGGCACCAGTTACTGAGCTACACCAGGTTGAGTTTTGCCAGTGCAAGCCCGTGTTTGGAGCCAACGGGCTCATCATGTGCCGTAACTTTGAGAAGGCACGTGAGAAAGACACGATGTGTTTGTTTGACATATCGACGCCTAGAGCTGCTGCGAAGTGGCTTGGCGCGGTAGGAGAGTGTGGACTTAGCCTAACGAGCGGGATTCCTGTTTTTCAGGAAATGTACAAAGCGTACATCCGCCACGGTGAAAAGAGTGATATCACGAACAGTGTGGGGTGGCAATGTGGGATGACCCACATGGCCAAGGGAATGCATCCCAAGGAGGCCCCAGTTTCAGAAGACGCAAGGTATTCATTCTATGTCGCATTCGGTGTCACACCCGATGAGCAGGAAGCACTTGAGGAGTACTACCGGAGTTGGCGATTCGAGGCTCAAGTGGAGTCTAGGGAAGTCATGACGGTTGGGACTGCTCCCTTCTAAGCCTGTAAATGACAAATTGAATTGGTAGTAAATTTGTCATTAGCTATGGTGCAGAACAAGAAAAATCAGATGCGTAAGCAACCACAAACCCAGAAGAAGAAGACGTCGGCTGCTCCTAAGCGGAAGAATGGGAAGCAGATCCAGTCGTACACAGCTGGGCGGTTTGGTATTCCAACCCGCTACCCGTCACCGGTCGGTGATGTTGTCCCGGTCACGTTTAAGGCAAGT